TGCTATTGCTCATTGCTGAACCCTCCTTTGCAATGAAGAAGCGGCGGGGAAGCCCCCGCCGCCGCTGGTGTTACTTTGCTTGATCTAACTGCTGTTCGATGTGGTCAATGCGTTTATGCGCCTGTTTTGCCGACGCTTCGACGGAAACAAGCCTTCCGATGAAATCCGTATTCATTTTTCGCTGTTCCCGCTGTTCCGCCTTCACGTCGTCAATGCCGCCTTTGATATAGCCCAATTCCGTAAGAATTGTTGCGTCGCTCTTCGCTTCCTTCTGCTTGTCGCTGTCCCTGTTGCGGACAAAAGCAATATAGCCGAAGATAATAGCGCAAAGCGTACTAATGACGGAAAGGGCGGTCAAAATGCCTTCGTTCATGTTTCGTTTACCTCCTTCCCGTCAAGCTGTGATCTCTTGCCACTTCTTTGAATTGTCGCGCGGGGAATAGACGGAAGATTTGAAGTGCTGTGCGATACATACCCACGTTTTCCCGTTGTGCGTTACCTTCGTTCCCTCTGCAACGATCGCGCCGTCCTCAATGTCCGCCCACGCGCCGATTTCCTCTTCGGTCGGCGTAAGCGTCCATCTGTCCGGATTTGAAGCAGGGGATTTCCCACGGCTGTAATGCGTCGCCGTGTAGCTCACGCCGTCAAGCGTTACCACGTCGCCCGTGATGTAGCTTTTCTTCTCGTTCCACGCTTCGCCCTGCTCCGGAAGGGAAACAAGGTTATTGCGGATACTCGAAATAATGCTTTCTTCGGTTTCGGCGCGGGCGGCTTCAACCTCCGCCATAATAGAAGCGCGGAAGGCTTCAAGCTCTCCCGCGCCGATCTGCTTTTCGCTTTTCTTGTGTGTTACGCTCATTCAAAATTACCTCCGATCCCCGATACCCAGCAAGCGGTCAGCGCGTCGCCGCGCTCGACGGTTACGCGGATATTCAATCCGAACGTTGCCGCCGTGTTGATCTTGTTGGTGAATACGTGTGCTACGCCTTGAAGAACCGCGTTCGTGCAATCCTCCCAAACGGGGGAAGCGTCGTTCGGATTGTTCGTCGCTTCCACTTTGAACGTGCCGCCCGCCGGAATGTCGCGCGTTACGTCGATATTCGCGCGCGTCGGCTGTTCGGTCGCTTCCAGCGGTTCGGAAAGCGTGATAACGAAGCCCGCAATCGACTTCGTGAACGTCAGCGTCCGAACGGCGCTGTTTCCGGCGCTGTCGGTCGCCGTAATCGTGATCGTGTGCTGGGCGTTCGTTAGCGCGGTAAAGGTGTTTCCGGAAACGGAAAGCGTCTGCGTCGCGCCCAGCGTGATCGCGTTCTTCGTCGCGATTGTCTTTCCGTCGATCTTTTCAACGACGTTCACCACGTCATTATCCGGATCGGTTACGCTGTATTGATAGGTGAAATCCCCGCGCTTCGTGCCAAGATCGGCGTTACTGCCGGAAATCACGGGCGGCTGGTTATGGATTACGGCAATATCTCCGCTTGTCGTGTACGCGGAATAATTGCCGTAGCTGTCCTTTGCGCGGACGCGATATTTTAACGTGTTCCACGCGGTCGATACCGCTTCCGTGAAATCCCTGCTTGCGGACGCTTGAACCTGTGTCCACGCGCCGCTGTTGTATGAGCGCTCGAAACAATAGGTCAGCGCGTCGCCGTCCGGATCGGTCGCCGCCGCGCAAGAAATTTCGATGTCCTGCCCGCTGTAACACGTCGCCGGAACGGTAATGCTGGGCGGCGCGGAAGGCGCGGAATTGTAGATTATTTCGTAATTTCCATCTGCGTTCGTGGTATCAGATACCAAGATTGAAGATGATAGATTACAAAGCGGGCGAACGCCGCCGCCGTAGTACGCGATGTTGTTGCCCAACGGGCCGTCCGTACTGACGCAGCGGACGTTGTGGGCGTTCGACGAATAAGGCGTTCTAAGCCACCAATACCAGCCCTTTGTCGTTGCAAAGTTACTGTTCGTGTAGCCGTCTGCGTTGCTCACGCATTCCGACGTAGGATAAGCGACGCGGGAAGCGTCGTTGCTGAATAGAGCAAGAAGCGTTCCTTCCGCGATACTGTTTTCATTCGCAAGCCCCACTTCGGTGGTGGACGCAAGAAACATTTTCGCCGTGAAGGTTTCGTAACTGCCGCCGTCGGTCGAAGATTTAACGACGGTAAGCGTTGTGGTCAAAAGCTCCGCAACGAACTTCGGATCAAGCATAGCAAGGAAGCCCGCCCACGAAGTATACGGATTGTACGTAACGTGTGTGCTTTTCGTTGTCGGCGCTTGATCGGCGCTATGCTTCGCGCTGTACCATGTGCCCGCCGCCGCGTTGCTGTTCAGCCATTGCAGAAGGTTAGAATAGATATGTCGGTTATTGCCGTAGCTCTTGCGGTCGCTGTTGCTGTTGTTCGGCTCTTTCGCGTCGGAAGCCATATTCTGAATGATCTTTTCCGTAATCAGCGTTACGGAATTCGACGGGTAGCCGCTGTGGTTCTTGTCGGCGATCTTGAAAACGATCTTCGATCCGAAGCGCGATTGATACGCCGAAAGAACCGGAACTTCGATTTTCGCGCCCACCGACAAACTGCCTAATGTTTTTGACATTGTGCCGCCTCCTTTGATTTCATTATGCTGTTGTAATAATGATCCGTCCGCCGGATCAAGTGATAGCTGTTTCCCTTTTCGGCGTGTCCTCTCCAGCTTTGATAGGATTGTTCAACGGTCTTTGCGTCGATCCGTCCCGCCGCGTGAAGGGCGGCTAATTTCTTCAACTTCCGCTTCATATTGTTCTTGCTCCGGCGGCGCACCTTGCGGATCACCGCGCCGCTTTCGGTCAAGTATGTATGAAAGCCCAAGAAATCAACGCCGTGTTTCAAGGGAAAGATATTTGTTTTCGCGTTCAGCGAAAGCCCGCGCGCCTGTACGAACGCTTCAATCTGCTTCCGGCACTCCTGCAAATATGCTTTGTCGTGATGGATCAAAAAGAAGTCGTCCATATAGCGCCCGTAAAATTTGATACCCAGCTTTTCCTTTACGAAGTGATCCAGCCCGTCAAGGTAGAGAAGGGCGAAAAGCTGTGAAGTCTGATTGCCGATCGGTATTCCGACGTTGCCTTCGGTGCTGTCGATGATAAGATCGACAAGCCACAAAACGTCCGGATCGGTTATCTTCTCACGGATTAAGGTTTTCAAAACGTCATGCCGGATCGAATAGAAATACTTTGAAATATCGCCCTTCAAAATCCAGCCGTCAATACCGTTCTTTCTGTAAAACCTCCGCATGAACTCTTGAAGCCTGTCTAACCCGTAATGCGTACCTTTGCCCACCTGCGACGCGTAGTTATCCCGAATGAACGATCGTGTCAAAATCGGTTCAAGCACGTTATCGCAAAGCGAATGTTGAACAACCTTGTCTTTATAGCTGTTCGACATAACGACGCGTTCTTTCGGTTCGTACACCTTGAACGTGTTGTACGGGGACATAGTGTAACGCTTCGTTCTGATCTGTGCGCTAAGTAGGTTCAGCGCTTCAAGAAGATTAACTTCAAACTTTGCCGCCGCTCCTTTCCACCTCTTGCCTTGCCGCGCCTTTCGGTAGGCATTGTATAGGCTTTCAAAGCTGTATATCTTTTCAAAGTCTGTCATAATAAAAATATCCTCGCTGTGTATAACCTTTGCCAGCCGCCGGAAGGCGGTATGCTCCGGTATCGGCGATCCTGTATTTGTCCCCGCCGTGGATAGCGGCGACGGGATACGCCTTCCTTTGATGATGGTATTCTGCTTTCGGCGTGTGCCTACTCGTTCGCGTGATCCATCGAAGCGGGCGAACGCCATTGTTGCCGTTGTACGCGTTGTTGTTGTTCAACGTGCCGTCCGTATTGACGTTGCGGACGTTGTTGGCGTTCGACGAATTAGGCGTAACAAGATGTACCCCGAACGTTTTTCAAGCCCTCGTTTTGTCCCGCTTCCTCCACGCGGTCGTCATGTACTTTACTTCAAGTGCAAGTTTTGACCAGTATTCGCAACTACTCATAGAAATAAAGCCCATTTCCTGCGAAAGCTCTATGAAAAATAGAAGCTCCTTGCAATAGGTCAGCGCCTTTGCTTGTAGCTTCTGCCGTTCTCTGCTCTCCTGCGCGTCCCGAAGGTCTAATTCGTTCGCTTCAAGGACGCATTCGTAAATGTCCACCGCTTTATCCTGTATCCTGTTTACAAGCGTGAAGCGGTATTTCTTCGGGAAGCGCTCTGTCGAATTCGTGATCGTGAAGGTGTGCTTTACAAGGTCTTTCGCCTTCACAATCACGTTGAATTCCGACGGTTCTTTCCGCTCCCGCTCCGGTCTTTGCATATATGCACCGTCCTTTCCGCATTCGCTCGATCATAGCGGTATCGTCGGCGCACCCGTCGAAATCGAAGCCCGCTTCCGTAACGGTCAGCGTTGCGGCGTTCCCCGTTACCGTTGTTCCCGTGATCTGCAATACCTCTGCGCCGCAAGCCGCGCACGGCGGGGAAAGCTCCGCGAAGATGTTTCCGATCACGCACGACAATTCCGCCGCCGTGCAAGCGTACCGCGTCAGCATTCGATCCTCTGCAAGCTCTCGTTCCAAATGCCCGTAGACGTTACGCCGTCGAGATCGTCAAAGAGGATCAAGAACGGATTTGCCGTAATGTCGTTGAAGATCACGGCTTCGAGCAAGTCCACCCGCGCGTCAAGCGCGTTCGTGATGTTCAGAAGATTTGTTGCCGCGTTGTCGTCCAGCACGTCCTGCAAGCCGTTAAACCATGTGTTGAACTCTGCCGCCGCTTCCGTTTCAAAATCCGCCATGTGTTGCTCGAACGCGTCGTACTGCGCGTTACCCTGCAATTTCAGCGAATTCATATACGAAACAAGCGTGTTGTACTCCGCCGCCGAAAGGGATTGATATTCCGTGAACCACGCTTGAAGCTGTGTGTTAAACGCCGTTGTGTCGATCTGATCGACGACGGCGGCGACAACGCCACAAAGCGACGTGTTCAAGCGCTGATCCGTGATATTGCTTTGTGTGATAGCTGTTACGCCCGCGCTCACGGTAACGTCCGCCAGCGCAAGCTCGTAAATGTCCGCGTCCCTCTGTAATGCGGGCGCGGTCGGGGAAGCGCTGAACGATGAAGATTTGACCTTCACCGACATAACGCGGTTTGTCAAGTCCCAGCGGACGACAACGCGATCAATGCGGCTTAACTGCCCGTCCGCCGTTGCAAGCGTTACGGAAAGATCGCCCGTGTTGTAATAGAAATAGCCGTTGATCCACGCTTTGCCCGTTTTAACGGTCAGCGTCATTCCGTCGTCAACGACGACTTGAAGCCCCGTTGAAGGAACGGGGAAAACGCCGTTCCCGATGAACGAAGCGAAGTATTCCGCCCAATCTTCCGCTTTGTACGTGCGATCGTGCGAAACGCTGTTGAAGAAACTTGATTTTTCCATGCTGTGAAGCCCTCCTTATTTCGTAATCTGCCGAATTTGTGTCAAAAGCGCTGGCAAGCTCTCGCCGAAGGTAATATCTATTTCTTCGCCGCTGGTTTCGTAGGTTTCCGCGATCTCCGTTATGCGAACGTCAATGCGGACGTTCCAGCGCTTATTGATACACGTTACGCGATCGCCTAAATCGTAGTCCGCGCCGTACTTCAAATTCGCGTTCGTGTTGATTTTTGAACCGAAAGCAAGCGTTTCCGCGTATTGCTCCAGCTCTTCAACGCCGCGCGCGGAAAGAAGCGCTAAATACTGCGCGTCGGTAAGCGTTACGGTTTCCCCGCTGTCATTTTCGTATTCCTGCACGATGTCCGTTGCATTGATGAAAACTTCGTCGCGGGAAAGCCCCGTCGAACTGCTGCCGACTTCGGCAACCTTCCTCGTTACGCCTTCTTTTTCCTCTCCGCCGACGTAAGCCGTTGTTTTAAGGTTTTCAACGCTGTTCGTGTATTCCTGCTCCACAATGTTGTCGAATTCCTGCGAAAAGATACAAGGCGCGTTTCCGGCGGTATTGCCCGCCGTAAGGTCGCGCCCTTCGTAAACGGAAAAGGTGTGCTTGCCCGTGCGGGCGTTTGTGATTACCCGTATTCCCAGCTTTGCCGCCTTCGCCGCCGTTTCCGCCGCAAGAAGGGCGTTCGCGTACTGCTCCGACGTGTAATCAATTTCGCCGCTT